TCTTACCTCTAACGGCTGATCTAATTAGATACTTCCATTTGATATCAGACATCTCTAAATCAATCGGTTTAATTTCGTGCGATCGATTAATCAATGCCAATACAGGATCATTGTTTACCTCAACACGATGAATTGGTGCATTTACATCTTGCGGGATTTCACTCGCATCAATCCGCTTCGCTTTACGAGTTTCATGATTAAATACTAACGCATCGTTGCTTGCTTCTGCAGCATCAATCATTGCTTTTCTAAAAAGATGTGTGATGTCTGTTTCGGTACCTACTTCTAGTACCATTCTACCAAAGGCGTCTTTGATAATTGTTCCATACTGTTTGTTATTCATAGCTCTTATTTTATACTAATATAATAAGAAATAAACAATGAATATCCAACCTAGTTTGTGATATTTTTATGCTTTGTTTTTCTGGAGTAATTTTTCTTTGAGTCTTGTACTCGGCCTACAAACCGGCCATCAAAGAACCCTTGCAGTTTCTGACTTTCACGGGAAGCTCCTAGATTGATCTTTAAGGTTTGATTATTCATACCGGGACATTGTTTGGTTAAATGCTTGTTCATATACCGTAACGGGATTATACGGATTCAATGGCAACAAAGTTTTTGCTAAATCTAATACTTCGTGTTGTATGCCATATGCATACGCTTCCATTAGTATATCTTCTATTTCGTCTATTTGTGCCATTTTTTCTATAACATAAGAAATTAATATGTAATTACCAAGCTCTGCAGCTCCAATATCTTGCAGATGTTCTGTCTTTTGCTGTTGCACATTTATGACGAGCTCGGAAGCTTTTACGTCGTGCTGGGATGTTTTTCTTAATGCGCATATTAGGGTCGCCAAAGTTAACTTTAACTACATTGCCCTTTTCATTCTTTACATACACTGATCTCTTTTTTGGTCCATCTGGTGTAAGGAATGGTTTACCTAGTTGAACTTTGCGTCCTTGGTATTCAGCTTCATTGAGGCCTGGTTGAACCAGGTTAATATATTCTGGTTTCTCATTGCATGATTTAATTGCCTCAATCAAACAATCCGCACAGTAGCTGTCAGCTGTTTCAACCTTTACACAATTTGGTACTTGCTTACCGCCTTTGTTTTTCATTCCGCGCTTTTGGTAACCATCCCAACAAGCTTCATCAATGTATTGCATATTACAATTCCTGTCTTATACTTAATTTAGGAAGATATGTTCTCCATACCTTAAGTATTTGTTCTTTATCTGGTGCTGTTATTGTGTTGTTCGAAATCCATATATCTAAATAGTTATTAACTACTTGTTTGAATGGAATACGACTCTTTTTTGCTTTGTTATATAAACCTTGAATCATTGCCGGTATCTCTTTTTTGAGTAGGAAGTATTGTTTAGTTGCAACTTCACCGGTTTGGATCTTTATACGTTTTGCTGTATCAGATGGTAGGAACTTGCCTGGTTTAAGATTCCACCCACTTTGTGTTATATGTTCAATTTCGTGGCGTAGCGTGTCCCGGAGGTTCATTGCAATTTCACTTAATACATTAGGATATTCAGCTGGATCTATTTCGAAGCGTATCTCAATTAATGGCATTTCATCTGAGTTCTTCTTTGTGTCATTATAAGCATCGCCTCCGGTTCGGAGATCATCTGATCCATCAATCCATTGAACTTTTAATGCCAGATAAAAATCTAAAGGGATCTGTGAGTTTTCAACTTCCTCAAACCATATGTGTTTAAACACTGCATCATCATCAATATTAGGAACTGACTCTTCTTGTTTGAAATGAATCTTTTGACCGGAGAACTCCCCCTTAGGATTTTGGGTTGACGAGAAACTATCCTTTACAACAGTTAGTAGTTTACGAGACAATTCAGTCACGATACTATCATAACGGCCTTCTATAATTAGTTTCTTCATTGATATCATATTAATAAATATACTAATCTGATAAATTGTTGTAATTCCAAAAGGCTTCTTTATCTGCCTTGAATGGAGCTCCTACTTGTTGATAATAACAGTTAAGACACAGCATTTGTATGTTTTCAATGTGATGGTTTGTGATATCACCATCCATATGATCTAACAGCAATGGCACGGTATCATCAGTCACTCTACGTTCTGAGTATCCACAGCTTGTGCATTCCTCCGGCATTATTGCTAATGCTAATAATCGATTGCGTAGCTTCCATCCCGGATACTTTGGATATTGACCTTGCAGAATCAAATCAATACTATATGGACTTCCATCAGCTCGACTAGTATCTTTTGGAATACCAACGCCGGCTTGGTTGGTATGCATATCATACAGCGTCTTACCAGTTTCCCGATCGATATACATGGATGCATACTTCTTCCACGTAGTGAATGATACTTTTGAGAACCGTGCCGCTTCTGCATTCGACTGCGTATTTGCTATCGCATATCGAATGTCAGATTCTGGCAAGTCCATTGATGAGCGACCTCGACCATATACATACTTATATTGTGGCTGATCACTCATTATTAATATACTCCGTGTTTGCGTAGTTCTAATATTGCTTGTTTAGGAAACATCTTCTTTTCCCACATATCAATCATTTCTAATTTTAGATTGCTAACAAAATCTAAGAACGTGGATGGATATACTCCTGATTGTGTTTTAACTGCAGTGTACCAATTAGAATACACACCGTACATTGTATCAAATTTATCTTCTGGAGTACGTGTTTCCCAATATTCGATTTGGTCTTGTAGTGGCCACAAATTTAATGGCACGTTGGGATCTTTTCGACGTCCTGGTAATACTGGTTTATCTTTGCTTCTGTTTGAATTTCTAGTAATAAACTTGTCCATTAAATTGATTGCGGCATCTTTTGGAGATTGGCCGGCTCTGGCATCTTTTTTACTCATAACTGTGTTTCCGTTGTTTTTTCGGTTAATAAAACTAATTTACGCCAAGCATCTTCTGCTTTATAAACGTATTTTCTAAATTTAATGATATCTAATGATTCGCGGGCTGCATCTGCTTTTTTAATGTTGCGATGATATGTTGCGTGGAGTAATCCTACCCGGATTTTAATAATCCATTTATTCATAACTAATATATTTTGTGATTGTTACTGTTAATCCTTCTTCTTGCAAATCATGATATACCTCATCGCACGCGTTCCACTGATCAGTGTATACCGATGTTTTGCCGGTCTGATGTATTAATGTAGCACACTGTACTGCTTGCAAATAGCTTTGATTGCAAATTTCCATTAAACTATCGATAACGTGATCAAATGTATTATGATCATCATTTAACACAGATACTTGCCATTTGCCTCTCGGCTTAGTTGATTGTTTTTTCGACATCCCGAATAATTGCACATTGTTCATAAAACTCATTTGTTTCAGCATATTGCAAACATGCTTGTAAGAATCGATGTTTGCGTTCATTATCCCAAGCATCTGGCCATTCCCATGAATCAGTGGTCATATGATTAATCGATGCTATCAATAATTTATCTATAAAATTTTCATCCATACTATAATATATAAAAATTTATATGAATATCCAAATTATTATTATTTTACTTTGAGTACTTGTCCAACCCGAATATCATCATTTGTCATACCATTCATGCCCTTAATTAGATCCAATGTTAAACCGAACTTGTTAGCGATAGGTAATAATTGATCTCCAGGTCTTACTTTATACAATCCTGACTTTATTGCAGAATCCATCCAATCGACACCCGTTAATCCAGATTTAGGTTTACTGACTTTTTTTATTGATTTTAAATCGATTGCGTATTTATTGAATGCGTCTGCATTAGATTGCATGCGGGCTACAACTCCTGGGAATTTCCCTGGGTTTGTAAAATTCTTGTGTTGAAGATATAATTCGGCTGCAAGTTTCCAATCTCCTGAATTTATTGCATCGGTAGCCTTTGGACCTAAATCACCTCGATATATCGCGTTTAGTATTGCCATTCGCACATACTTAGGCAATGAATCGTATTTTGGTACTACTCGACGAGCTTTTAATTCATGCTCGGAAATACCTTTAGTTAATAATTGTTCAGCTTGTTGCGGAGATATTTTCATACCCGGTTTCAAGCCTGGTAATACTGAATCGGTAGTTCCGTATCCTATTGTTAAAGTTCCTCTTACAGATTGGCCGGGAGATGCGGCCTTTGATGGATTTGCATCATCATATGCTAAATGATTGTTGTTAGCATCAACTGGGCCAGGACCTTCCCAACTCTTAACTTGTTCTCGGAAATCGTTATCTGTTGATAGTGTTGCTTCTGACAACAAGTTCTTTAATCGTATCATTTAATCGGACCTCCTGTTAACCAAGCAGTGCAACTTCTGTCTGCTGCACATTTAAATTTAAACACATTGCAGTAACCTAGTTTTGCTTTGCTAATAGTTGATTTAGCATCGATGCCAGGTTCATTCCCCATATGTCCGGCTTTTATTCCTTTTTCAATGCATGCTAGCATTTTTTTGGACATATCAAAAGCAGCACAGTTACCACACTTCATTTCTTTTACAGCAGCTTCAGTTGTTTTCCAACGCTTTGCTGCATCTTTCCAATAGTTGGCAGGCTTTGCTGGATTAGCTGGTCCATAATGATATTCATCGATTGCATGTTGCCTATTTTCTAAATTAACGTGCACATCGTGTGTCGCCGCAGGACAACCAGATTTTGCTTCCTGCAATAAATGTTTTAACTTTTCCATTATTTTCTATGTTTGCTAATTTCGATTGCTGCTAATTGTTTAAGCGCTGCTTTCTTTGTAGTATGAGTGCCTAGGCGACTTCCTCCGGCTGACGGATATACCACCCAGTCACCATCTACTTTACGTATGCGTTCATTCATAGCCTGAGTTAGTTTTTCTTTAAACTCTACTGGGACGAATTGTGGTTTAGGCATACTACTCCTTGTTATCGTTTAACGATGATTGACCAAATTG